CATCATGCCATTCAAGAACAGTTGTACCCATAGCGTTACCAAGATTATATGTCAGACCTTTCGAAATTAAGTCTTCTACTCCACCTAGTCTTTCACGTTTGACCATTTGAAGTGCATCATCTAATGCTTTCCACTCATCCCTTCGGAGAGTAGCATTAGTTTGTATTGGTTGAACTAAATAACTGGTTTTTTCATCTGGGTTTCCCCCTTTATAAATTGAAACATATGATCTACCAGTTTTTGTATCAACAAAAGGCTGCATAGCACCTATATTAAGATTACCATTATTTGCTAACATATTAGCAATTGGCCCTTGTCCTCCGTTTACTCCTATTAAATCTACCATTTATTTTTCCTCCTTTTCTTTGTTTATATAATTCTTACTTGAATTCTTGGATTATAGTAGAGCCCACCTGCGCTAGATTCAGAGCCTTCTGGAAGAGTAGATAAATCAACTGCTTCAATAGCTACACCAACCGCTGGACGAGATGCTTCAGGATCAGCTGATTCCCCAGCTGTAATAGCAAGAGCCATAAGTCTTCCTTCTCCATCCGACATCAACCAATCTCCAATAGCAATAGTCTCTTCATCTCTCAAAAGAGCATTTACAATATCACCACGACCAGGTATCCAAACCTGAATTTTATCCCCTGAAGCAAAATCATCATTGATTCCTTCGCCTTCAAGTTCGTTTTCAAACGCAAACATAGGAAGTACATTACCTCCTTGAGTAGCATGTTTCCTAATAGTAGCTGCCCCTGGTGTAGGTTCAACTAACATACCAGGAGTAATAGCTTCCGCTGCGGAATATTCCTCATTTACATCTGAGAAATTCTTGATTTTAATGGTATTTTTTGCCATTATTTATCCTCCTTTTTTTCTTTTTTAAATTCACCTCTTCCAAGTATCATTGGTTCAACATCATCGTTAACCTGAAGGTTGTCTTTTCCAAAACCAACTCCTTGTAAAGAATAATCTTCAATTTCATCCTCTTTTTTGGTTGATTTATAAACTCTTTCAAGTGTATCTTCATCCATAGAGTTAAGAGTAGTATCCGGCCATATCTCTTTTGAAGTATTGTCCTGAATACTTTTAGTCATCGAATCCCTTCTAAGCTTCAGTTGTTTCTTGCCGAAAGCAAGAGCAGCCTGATCTTCTGGGGCTAATTTATTTACATCGACAGTCTTCTCAACAATCTTGTCTTTCTCTATCACCGTAGGTGAGAGTTTATCAAGAGTTGCTTCGTCAAAAGTCAAAAGCAATTCCCTATCAGCCTCAACAAACTTTGATTGCTCATTAGCTATCAAAGCATTTATTTTTTCAAGGCACTTAGGGCATTCATTGTTTTTACTCATTTGATTGTCCTCCTTTTTAATTGTTCGTGTTCTTACAAACTTATTAATACTATTATTAACCACTACATATTCCACTTTCTTGTGGACTTCCACAGGATCACCCGTAAGATCAACAACCCCGCCGTTGTACGAATAATCTTGTCTATAAATTTTAGATTCACCAACTCTCAGCCTAGATTCATAAACAATATACTCATCATATACTTCATGTACAAAATGATAAGTATCATTAGAATCTAAACTATCCACTTTTCTGCGGACAGCCTCAAGTCGTTCCATCAATCCCGCAGTAGTATGATCAATGATATCTACTAAAGCATATCCTTGTTCCTTGAGGGATTGTACCGTTTTAAGTAACTTGTCTGTTCTAATCATTTCATTTTCATCTCCTTTCTTTTTATAATTATTATTAGCACGAATGCCACAACCATCTTCTATAGAACAGGCACCAACACCACCGGGCAGAAGTGCTAGATGATCTGGTCTAAGATTTCTGGCTATTGCACTATATTGTTCTCCTTCAAATTCTCCTTCTTCTTCTTCTTCATCCGAATAAATTCCTACACTTACTTCAACTGTCTCAGATGATTTAACAGCTGCTAATACATCTGAAGAAACTTGCCTTAATCTATCCTCATCTAACCACCCTTCCGCTTTAAGTTTCTTTCCTTTAACCTTAGTATTATATACTGTTCCTATTTTTCTGTCTTCTATAATATCTGGAGAATTAGCCGATACATTTACTCCATCTTGCTCAGGATGATCTATAACTATTGGAATACCATTCCAAACACCTGGAAATTTACCAAGTTCCGTAATAAGATGAAGTAATGGTCCATGACTTCCATTATGAACACCTTCTACCATCATTATTAAAGGAACTATTAAATGTTTCTTTCCTAAATGAGTTTTCTCCTTCACCGTGTAACCCTCTACAGTGGTAAAGGTTGCTACTGAATATTCTCTTTTTGTATCTATCATCATTTATCCTCCTTATTTTATTTAATACCAAATACTTTTTGCTCTCCTTTTAGTTAATCTCCAACCACAAATATAACAATTATTAATAAACAACTTTGCTCTACTACTTGTAATATATTTCATATCATCCCATTTTAAACCAAGTCGTTTAATACATCTACGACAAATAACATGATTATCTGTATTTACTGCTCCTACAGCTATATCTTTTGATGTAGGTATAAATATCGGAAATGAAGAATATGTTATTTCTGATCCCATTATTTCCAAACTCCTTTCATTATTTTTTCAACTTCTTCTATCCAAGGTAAAGCCATACAACGACAATTTGGGTGTAAAGGTATCATTGATTCAATTTCATCTAATGTAAAAATTTTCCCTTCCAATGACATACATTTCTCACAAACTCTATCATCACCAGCCGTATTCCATTCCGCTTTTACAATCACTCCCTCTAACCCCCAATTACGATATTCCTGAATAGTAGCTAAATGATGTGCTCTTATTATTTCTGTTCGTGCTAATAACATAGCTCTATCCATAGCTGAAATAGTCCTTCCTAAAGCATCTTTTACTGCTAAATCCCCCATACCTGTACCATTAATAGCAGCTACTAATTTTTTAGCAAGAAAAGCTGGACCATCGCCATCCGCTAATCCTTGAGCTAAAATTCTACTTATAGTGGTATCCATAGTAGTGGTAATTCCTTTTAAATCATTAAAAACCCTTGTAAACAATAAACCAACCCTATCTACATGAAAAGGTAATCCTATTACAACATCAATACCTCCAGAATCTTCAACCGATGGAATTTTAAGTCCTTCTTTTTTTAATTCATATCTAGCTCTGATAATCCCTCTTTTATAAGAATCAAATATATATAAATTAGTCCAAGCACTATAAACACCACTACCAATTTGTTCAAACGTCCTTACGTCAAGAATACCTTTATTTACCTGTTCTTCTAACCATTTCATAAAAGCTTCCAATTTAGCAGCACTACGCTCAAAATTAAAGGCTTCTGCGCCAGGTGTAGTCATTTGGTGTGCTTGTATATTATCTGTTCGTAAATTGAAGCAATCCTCCATTAAAACAACTTTTTTAACAATTACCGCTAATTCATTAAACCGTTTCTTCATATCCTGTGCAAAAGCATTTCTCAACGCAGTGGTATGAGTTGGGTCATAATTTCTTACAAGTACTTCCGAAATAACATTACTCATTATTTTGTTCTTATTGGTGTTTGTTTCTTTACTGGTATAGGTTTACCTTCAGGTATAGGTTTTGGTGTAGGTTCATTTATTTCCTTAATAACTTTCATTAAATCCTGTTGTTCATTTGAAATACCTGCTTTTACCATTTCACTAATCAATTGAATTTGCATAACATCTAATCCAAGGAAATATTCATAAAATGCTTCTGGTGGAACCATTGATGTCGCTAATGGATTGGTAGTGTATGACCTTAAAGCTTCTGCTCTTTTTTGCCCAATGTCCACTCTATCCTTTTCACTAATTGAAAACAAATCTAACCATTTTACCGTATATTCATCAGCTGGCTTAGGAAGTATCCCCAATTCAATAAACTTATCTACAAGTAACCGTAAAATATGAGGTTCAGCATGATCTTCCCTTCGACTTTGTACATACGTTTTCCATTCCTGAGAATCCTGACCACTAGATAATTCTCCTCTTTCACTACCAGATAAAATACGTTTTGGAATACCTGTTACAGCCGAAACACAAGTAAGCTGAACATCTAAATGATTTTTAGGATCAGATATTTGTTGGTCAAGAGATTTTAAATCCATCCCTTCCAAATTTATGATCCTTCTTAAATTATGTTCAAATTCATCTATTTGATCCTGTAAAGTGGCTTCCTGCTCCGCTGTTAATTTATATTCAGGATCAAGTTTATTTTGATAACCAGGTCTTGCCCCTCTCCAAAACATTTCCGCATCCCCTCCTACCAATTTCTCAATATCCATTAACCTATTAAATACAGCTTCCATCACTGGTATTCCAAATATCTCAGATTCCAAAGTATCTCCTATAATATGAATAACTCTAGAATAATGAACCCTTACCTGAGTAGAAGACCCAGTATCTGCATCCGCTACTTCAACAGCATATATAAGAGGCATACCATATCTATTATTCCGTGGATTAACTTCATATGTATCTATTAAAGCACTCTTTTCACTAAAAGCTTTTATGTATTTTAATTTTCTAATCCCAGGTTTCACTGGATTTACAAAATCATCCCTTTTCTTTATATCATCTAATCCTAAAAGTATTATACCATACCTTCCTATACCTGTTAAACGATCTACCCTAGATAATTTTGTTTTTAATCCAAATTTACGATCTAATTTTCTCCAAGATTTTTCAAAAGTAGTTTCTTTTGGATTTTCCGATTCTACAAGTTCCAATGTTCCTTGCCATGTAGCCTTTACAGGTCTATCAATAATGGCTTTAGCCATATCTTGACGTTTATACCTTATCAAAAAATCATCAAAATTAAGGTTTTGTGGATAACCAAGAGCCTGATATAAATCACGATCACCCCCATACTGTTCCCCTCCTAACTTAGCAGCAAATAACAATCTACCAACTAACTCACTTGAAAAAGTATGAAATTGAGCATTTGTTGCTAAATTATTTCCTTTTATATTATGTCTCGTTCTTTTCATATCAACTTCATTTTAATTTATCTTTAAACATTATCTCATATGGATCAATACCATCAACTTCATCAAAATTCCTATTAACCGTATCAAATTTTAAAATATTATTTTCTACTTTGTACTCATGGATAGCTCTTGTTAAACCTGAATTGTCCATTTGGTCAAGTCT